GGTGTCCCATTCATAATTTGAAATAGTAGGTGGTATATCCCATTCAGTTCCAACACTTTTTGCTGTTCTATATCTCCAAGATACACCGTCTGTTGTAACTGGTGTATTGAAAAATCTACCGGTTCCATTTGTCCATGAAGAACTTAATGGATAAGCATAAACAGTATATTCTTGTGGAATTTCAGCAACATATGCGGATTTCATTGATAGATAGTATTTAGCATTTTGAGAAATTTTATTAGCATTGATTCTTTCTTGAACTTCTGTAAAATCAAATTTCATCAAGATTCTACTATTATACTTTGAAGAACTACCAACTAATTCGTGAGATAGTTCTAACAAAGAATCCAATCCGGTATTTTTAGTTTCCGTTCTTTCGTATATTGTTGCATCTTTCTGTGCATAAAGAGCGTAAATCATCCAAATGCCCTCACTCTACCAATAATATCGTTATCGGGATATTTTATTTCAAAAATAGAAGGATCAAGTGATGGGAAAATTATACCATCTTTTGTTGCTTCTTGTATATTATATGCGTGTTTTGAATATCCAAGTGTTTGATCATATAGTGAACTTATTTTTACATCAACTACGGTTTGAACACCTTCAACTTTATCTAACTCTGTGAATATATTACTCAATACTATTGGTTGATTTATTTGCCATTTTTTTATGTCAAAATATTGTTTTAGTTTATCGATACATCTTAGAATTACTTGATTTCCATTTTGATCGGGAAATGTTATTATATCAAATTCCAAACCAATATTTAAAATGTAAGCATCTCTAATGTTTATAGCATCTGTTAATATTCTATGATAATTTAGGTATGTTTTCAAATTTTCTTTTGTTGCATCATTTACGGTTGTTAGTTTTTGATTACCGTCATATCCTAGTACATAAAAATTTAATGCCAAATCATTTTGTATTCTATCACTATTGAATATAGATTCAGCAGTTAATTGTGTATCTTTTGTTATGTATGCCTTAGCAATAGAACCATACTTTGATGGAAGACTGTATGCACGAATTATGTAATCTTCTTTTGTTACAGCACGATTCTGTGAAGCAAAATATGCAAGTGCATTTTGACGAATTTCATTTATATCTTCACCGGTTTTGCCGCCACTCGATGGATTTGGATTAGTTACTGCAAGACTTGATATTGCCTGTTGATACAATATAGAATCTAAACCAGTTTCATCTAGTAATATTGTTCTTGATTGTATTTTTGTTAAAACATCACTTGTGACATTATCTTGAACACCACTACCAATAGTATAATACATTTTTAATGTTGTATTATTTGGTGCAAGACCGTAAGTTTTTGTATACAAGAAATTTGATGGGTCAATATCAACTGATGTTGATGTTTCAATTCCAGAAAGTGAATTACCAACTAAATCTGGATTTGGTATTAACAGTTCATCGTCTAAATCAGAAACACCTGCACCAAATTGTATTTCAAATTTTTGATCATTTATTTGTCTTGAAACAAATCTTCTTGAAACTTTTCTCAATTTCAATAGATAGGGTGTTTCTTCTCTATATTTACTTAAAAATTTATCATTTCTCGATATGTTTATTGTTGGCTCAAATATAGTATCTTGTGCCAAAAACGGAACATGATACCACTTGTTACCATCCGAATCTATTGCATATAAAATATCTATCAAATTCGCTTCATCTAAAACAACTTTATCATAAGGTTTTGGATCATTAAATTCATAATCAACAGTTTTAATAACACCAGAAACTGCATTTACTGATTTTTTCAATAACCAAAATAAAACTTCACCATTAACATCAACTTCAAAAGGTGTTACTTCTGTTGGATCGATTAAACTACTAAACTTAAAATCAACATAGTCTGTTGTTCTAAATTCAACTGCATTTCCATTATTTGCACCAACAACCATTCCAGGTTCTATTGCAAATGCATAAGAATAATCTGGAACTATTTCACCATCAACAGTTTTTGCAGGAACTATTTGAAAAATATCCAATTTTACATTAGATGCAATCTTATTTTTTGGTTTATATCCAAGTGATTGTGCAAGATTTAATATGTTTGTTTTTTCAGAAGAATGTAATATCAAAGACTCTTGTAATGTAACATCCGTATAATAAGAAAGAACATCGCCAACATATGCTGCCATCTCTAAAAACATCATACCAGGAGATGTTTCATTAAAATCTTGATATGTATTTGGAAAATAATTTTTTGTAAAATCAATAAGATTTTGCTTTAATGATGCAAAATCTCTTGATAAGTAACGAATATCCTTTTTTATTAAATCAGCCATTATACAACGCCTCTTCTATTTGTAAATTTCCGGTAGTAGATATAAATATCTGTATTGGCAAATATATGTTTGTACCAGATATTTTTACAGATAATGATATTCCTATAGCATGGTCAGGTTCGTCTACCCTACCATCCTCACTTAGATTTAATTTAACCTCTAAATTTTCTATTAAAATATAAGGCATCCATGTACTTATTGCATCCCGTATTGTACCGTCTATTCTATCTAAAAAATCTTCCTCAGTTGTTATATTTTCAAACAGAATAAATTTTAATTCTGTTCCAAAATCAGGAAGCATATATCGTTCACCTTTTGCAGTCATTAACAAATTTTTTAAATTTGAAAATACTTGTATTCTATTTGTATAACTTTGAAAAAATATTCCAGATGGATTATTAAATGGTATAGTTACACCAATAGGTTTTGCATTTTTTATATTTGCATCACCTTCACTTAATAATACCGTTCTTTTTCTTCTAAATGTTGCTGCCAAAGTTATCTCCCTTTCTTTTCGTCAATTTTTTTCATAAGAGCAGAATAGTCTTTTGTTAATGCAGACATGACTTCCGATGGTATTTCTGATTGTGAATAACCTTGTGGTATCGGTGTACTTCCTCTTTGATAACCAAATCCTTCAGCCATATCAGCAGTAAAACTAAATTCTTGTTCCATGTCTGAACTTTCTTGTAGTGTTCTGCGGGTTTCTTCAAGAATATCATTTATAGAGTTAAAATTTGAATTTAATGGTTTCTTTTTGGGTGTAGTATTTTCTGAAACTTTTTTATTTGTTTCTTTGTATAATGACATACCATGTGATATTGTATCAACATCACTTTTTTTACCATTCTTTATTTTCTTGTCCAATGCATACTCTATTTCTTCTCGTATTATTGAACGAATTTGTGAAAAAAACTTTTTGCTATCCATTGTTTAATTACCTATAATTGTTTCTAATAATTATCATTTTATAGTTTTTTTATCAATTCTATCACTTCTTCTTTCCTTTCTTAACTTTTGCAGGAGGGGCGGGTGGTGTATCGAATGGTGCAGCTTTTACCCAAGGTATATGGATTATTCCTGCTTTTTTTGCTGCCTCATATGCTCGTGGTTCCATATCAAAATTTGGTCTTTTATATGCACCGTCTCTGGGTGTATTAAATCCATATCTCCATGCAGTTCTATTTGCCTCAACTCCACAAAATTCTTCAAATACTTTAACTAGAGTTGGATTTTGTTTTATTACAGATTTGTAATCAATTTTAAATTCGTTCATAAGTTGATTTCTACAACCATATAAAAATTCAGGCATTCTCCCATCAGTCGCTTCAATATGATGAGGTTCTTTTGAATCATTCCAATCTGCACCTCCTGTTAATTTATTTGATCTTTGCCATGCCGCCATATCTGCCATCCATGGTTTACATCCAAATAATGCAGGTCCATCTCCTAAACCTACCCCTAATGCAGCTATTGGTTTTAATGCTGGAAATGTGTGTCTCAAATCAAATGCCATACCTATACCATGTTTTGATCCACAAACTCTAGATGAAGATTTTGTATAGGCGGATTCCCATAAAGAACGAGATGAACCCAAACTACCAATAACCGCATTTGCATACATTGGATTTTGAGCAGACTTTGAGTTCCAATATGCAGTTAATTTTTGTAGAAGACCACCCCATATACCAGTTGCACTGCCTAAATCGGAAAGTGTTCCTGTACAAAAACCTTCAGCTGGCTTTCCTATTCTTGAATTTAATATTACCGTACCAGCATCATATGCTGCTTTTCCAGTGGGACCGCCGACCGGCTTTGGTGGTGGTTCTGGAGGAACTGGTGGCGTTTTATCTGATAAAATTGGCGATAAAACCTTGTATAAAGATGGACTTATATCTGGATCACTATCTATTTTAAAAATATAATTTTGTGTATTGGTAAATTTGTAAAATTTTGAAGATAAATTTTTTGTCTCTCTTTGTTCTTGTTTTGGAACACTTTTTACATTTGTTATTATTACAGAACCATTTACCCAATTACCATTATCTATTCCTGCAAATTCTGCAAAGTTAATATCTTTAATTGCTATAGTTGATTTAGCTGGTAATGATGGATCGGCTTTCTTTGGAGTTGTATTTCCACCAATAGTTTTTAAGTTTCCATTTGCATCCATATATGGTAAAATTTCTATATGACATTTAGCATTTTCAGATGAATGATGACTAACAGCAGATATTGTTGCCATCTGCCAATTTGTTTTTGTTAAAATATGATCCGTTAATTTTTTACCAGCATCTGTTAGTGCTCCATCTTTTGTAAAATGATAATCAGCAACAAATATAGCCATATCACCACTTTGATTTATTGTTTCCTCTGATGCTTGGTTTTCTGTCCAAACTTTACTTGGTTTAAATATACCATCTTTTGTACCAGCATTAACTAAGTCATCAATTTTCCACTTTTGTGTTCCTGGAGTATTTATCAATCCCGTTGCCTTTTTTCTTTTAATAACTCCTAAATGATAAGAATTTATATTTTCAATAGATTCAAATATAGTATAACCAACTTTTTCCAAACAATGTCTAGCAAAATAAGAATCCCATTGTGGCCATAATGCCCAAGAGGAATCAGTAGGAGACTTTGTTTTTCCTTTTGCATCTGTTATTGGGGGTACATCTGTATTTGTACCGGTACCAATAGCAATGCTAGAATTTTTTGCGGCAAATACTATTGAATCCGGCATTATTGCCATATGTAGTTCGTTCCCGGCTTCAAACAAATATCCTATTGATTTATTAAAATGTCCAACATCTTGAACATTTAATATCATGGGTATTTCCCAAACAGATTTTGCAGGATCTCCTTGAAGACTTTTCCATTCTCCTTTTATTGCAGGAGATTGAAGCCATTTTCCTTTTTTACCTTGTGGACCTTTTGTTTCTTCTTCCGATGAAACTGGTGGCCAATATGGTATCATTCCAGAAATTAGTGGTTTACCTTCTGGAGTTGTTACTAATGTTTCATTTTTTTTATCTCCATATCCCGGAGCACTTTCTGGTCTCCACGCAAAATACCTTTTGCTCCAAGGTTCTTTTGTCATATCTTGTAGTGTTGTTGGTATGCCATCCGGTGTTGGTCTTAAATAAAATCTATGATTTAATTTTCCAGAGTATGACGGCTCTTCGGTTTTCTTAGGTGCCTTTGGATCAGCTTCCTTTTGTTGTCCATCAGAAGTTGCTCTTTCTTCTGTTACATTTTCTGCACCGCCTTGTGGACCCTCATTTGCCTTTTTCTTTGCATCCAATTTAGTTAAATCGTCACATATTGGTTCAGTTTTAACAGGTTCAGTGACAACAACTTCAGCTTTTTTACCTTCTTCTACTGGATTATTGTTCTTAATACTCTGAGATACCACTTCTATTTGTTCAAAATGGTTTGAAACACTTGTATTTACATTAGACGGTGGTAATGAATCAATAATATTTTTTTTCCAATCTGTTCTTGCAGCGCCTTCTGCATTTCCAGTTCCAACACACCAATAATATACCTTATCTTTTCCTGCTTTTTCAATAGTTTTCAAATAACTTTTAAATTTCTTTTCATCAACACCAAAATCACCCAATGGTGGTCCTGATATATGTATTTGATCCCACTTATCTGCAGTTTTTACTGTTAAAACTCCACTATGTCCTCCTGCAACGCCTGCAGAATATACTACTAAAATATATTTCGATGGTTTTATTTTTTGTTCATTTAATATCTTTTCACATTCAGACCATCCACTTTTGCTCGATTGTGATGTAAAACAGTTATAGATATTAAAGTCTTGTAAGTCATTGTATCCAGTTTTAGCACTTCCGGTTCCTGTCCACATATACCCATCTTTTTTAGGATCCGTGTCACCTGGTGAAATACCATTAACAGCAATACCACCAACAACAAAGATAAGTGGTGCATTTTTATTTTTTGTGGATGACTTAAATGTTCCATATTTTCCTCTTTTTACAACTCTTGGTGCAATGGGTGTAGTATCATCACCACCACTTGCCCCTCCAGTTGAACCGGCACCTCCTGTAGCACCGGCACCTCCTGTAGCACCGGCACCTCCTGTAGCACCGGCACCTCCTGTAGCACCGGCACCTCCTGTAGCACCTTTTTGTATACAAGGTTCAACAACTTCTACTTTTTGATTTTCTTGTGGATTCGGATTGTTTTTATCAGATTTTTCGCCCGTACTTCCATCAGCAGAACCATTATTCAAAATCGCTTCATTCCTTGCCTCTTCTTCTTTTCTTCTAATATAATCGTTTGCACTATATGTAACACCATCTATAATAATACTATCATCAGATTCAGTTTCCGTTCCTTGTGTGTATACTGTATATGTAACGCCATTTACAGTTACATTTTTTGTGTTTGGAATACCTCCCGTATCACCAGTTCCTCCAGTAGTACCAGTTCCTCCAGTAGTACCAGTTCCTCCAGTAGTACCAGTTCCTCCAGTAGTACCAGTTCCTCCAGTAGTACCGCCTGTTGATGCTCTTGGTGATGTTCTGTCTGAATTATCGTAGGCTGATGTATCGTATAATATATTTGCAACTTCTTCATCTGTTGGTGTATATTCTACTAATACCAAACGAGAACCTGAATTAACGGTGTTTGCTGGAACTTCTTGTATAACATCATATACTAACATAATAATTTTTTCTCCATTAAACAATAACAGAAGATGCACCAAATGTATCTTTCAAATAAGTAGCATCTAATTTTTTTCCACCATTTTGATTTTCACAAATAAATTTTCCTCTAACTCTCATAGTATTTCCAGTTCTTAAAAGTTCTGGATTTTGAGTCAATTCATTATTTGAACAATCAAATGTTCCTTGAACTTCATCAGGAGCACCCTTTAAATCAACAAGTTCGTTTTTAGTACAATTCATATCGCCAAAAACTTGTAAAGGAGAGCCAGATAATGTGTCTAATAAATTTGAACTACAATTAAAATTACCACGAATATATGTAGGACAACCATTAAGATTTTCTAATTGATTTTTTGAACAATCAAAATTACCTTTTACATCTTTTTGTATATTTGTTAAATTTTTAATTTTAGTTGAAGAAATATTTATATTACCACCAATCTCTATTGGCATACCAGTTAAATCTTGTAATGGATTTCCGGAACAATCAAAATCACCAGTAATTATATTCGGCATATTTTGTAATGTTGTCAATCCTTGTCTACTAATCTTTAAACTACCATTTACTTTGTATATGTCTATTGGAAATCGTATTGTAGATGAACTCGACTTCATTTTATTAAATAAAAATAATTCTTTACCATCAAATGTAATATCACCATCATAAATCCAATCACCGTCTTCATCTTGTTTTAATAATTTAGCATCAATTACATCAAGAAAATCAAATAATGGCATACCATTATCAACTTCTGGTGTTGCATCACCTTCACCAAATGTACCACCACCGTCTGCACAATCCCCAATGTTAGTGATTTCTGAAAGAGTATCGCTTTGACCTGCAGGTGTTGTGTCTTCTGATAATTCTACTGCTAAAACATTTCTACTATCTATCAATTCTTGTACTTCATTAGGTGAAACTCCACATTCTTCGGAATAGTCTTTTATCATTTCATCATTATTTTGTGAATTTTCTTGTAAATTATCTAAATGATTTAGTAAAGATTTTTTTAAATCTCTTTCTCTTTTTTGTAAAGTTGCAAGTCTTTTTAATTTATCAATAGTTGAAACCAAATCATCAACGGACTTTTCACCATCACCAAAACCTAGTGAAAGAGCTGTTATTTTTTGTATTCTATAATCAACTTTTGTAAAATTATTTGAAAAATCAAATGTAGAAATTCTTGTTTCAGAAAAAGCAGATGCTCCACCAGTTCCTCCGGTTGATGCTATATCATCATCTGGTGTATTCGGTGTTTGTGTTTCAAATAATAATTTTGTAAAATCTTCTTCTAATGTTTTTGCAATACCTTCCGCTTGTTTTCTTTCACTTTCTTCTTTTGAATATAACTTAATTGATGCAGCAACTACTGTATCTAACATTTTTATTGTTATCCCATTATCAACAGCTAATTTTTCTTTAAATGCATTATCAAGTGTTGCATATAACTCAATACTTTTTATATCTGAAATTGTTTTTATTGTTAGTGATGATTTGAATAAACCTGTTAAATCATCAATATCAATCTTCACATAATCAGCCAAAAGTTTTTTTATAGAATCATTATTTGCAACATCTATTAAATTTTTTAAAGTTAATTGTTCTAAAAGTTTTTTCTTTATTTGTTCAGGACTACCAGAAAGTATTCCTGATCCCATTAAACTGGATGCAAGACCAATTACTTTCTTAAAATCTCCAACATCTATACCTAAACTTTTTGATAATGATTGTAATTTACTCGGTGAAACATCAGTCATAGAACCTATATTATCAAATGATCCCATCAATTTACCTTTAATGGATTCTATATTTCCTATACTTTTTGTATCAAGCATAGATGGTTTAGATACCAATGAAGATAAATTAGAACTATCAACTTTCATTGTTTTTGTTAATAGATTTTTAGCAGCATCAACAGACATTACTTTCTCCAATAATAAAATTTATCAAGTAATAGTAACATATTTTGCACCAGTAGTTGTCTTTATATCCTCTAAATTTAATACCTTACCGGATTTTTGATTACTTACATCTATTATATTTTTAACTTGTAGTATATCAACTCCTTGGAATATAGTTTCATCTGTTAAATTACATCCATGAACATCCAAATTCATAGGTATTTCATTTGGAAGACCGGCAAGTGTTGTAATTTTTTCACAAAATCTTGCATCATAATTTCTTCCAACCTTAGTTGGACCACCAACAAATGAAGTTATAGGATTAGAAGCAACATCAAAATCTTTTTTAATTTCAGACGGTGCACCATTTAATGATGTAATATCATTTAGAAATACATTATATGTTCCACCAACATCGGTTGGTCCACCTTGTAGTGTTTTTAGATTATTTTCTTCTGCTATAAAATCACCACCTATTGTTTTTGGACAATTTTCTAAATTACTTAATCCCATTTTTGAACAATCAAAATTACCAGAAACATATCTAAATTTTATAGGAATTGAATTGAGACTTTGACCTTTTACTTGTCTATTTTTTAAACTTATATTGCCGTTATAGTCGAATGTTCCGTCATCATTTTGTTTTAGTAATTCTTTGTTTAATCCGAGTACACTATAAGGTATTTCTGTTCCAGGTATAATTTCTTCTCCACCACTTCCGCCAGTAGAACCTGTTCCTCCAGTTGCACCAGTTCCATCAGTTCCTCCAGTTGCACCAGTTCCTCCAGTTGCACCAGTTCCTCCAGTTGCACCGGTTCCTCCAGTTACACCATCTTCTGGAATTGGTGGTGTTGATGTATTTGTTGGTAAATCTATTTTTTCACCACTCAATTCTTCAACTAGCATTTGTTTTTCTTTTTTAACTTCATCCATTTCGGATATTATAGTAACAACATTTACAACAGGTCTTTCTTCAACAAAATCGTCTGGAGTATGAACTTCTCTTGCTCTGTCACCTGCACTCTGTCTTTGATCCGATGTTTCTACATATCCTTCACCATTTTTTTCTCTGTCTTTTGCTTTCTTTTCATCAGCAGCAGCAGGACCACCTGGACTTTCACAAACAAATACCAAATCACTTGGTAATCTTTTTAATCCGGATTTTAAACTTTGTAAATCAGATTTAACTACATTAAACACACCAGCATTTATTGGTGGTCCAGAAGGACCTGTTCCTGTTGGATGTGTTTGTTGAGCAATAGCAGTCATTGCATCTATCAAAGCATCACATAAATTTCCTAACCATTGTAATGTTCTGTCTCCAAGTAATACCGGAGAAACAGCATTTATACCTAAATTTATTCTCTGTGATTCTACTTCTACAACTTGACCACCATCAAGAGTTATACCTTTTTCTGCAGATAAACCAATACCTTCTTTACTGAATGCAAGTATTTCTTGTTTTCTTGCATTAAAAATAATTCTATCACTAGCAATCAATACTTGATTACCTGCAAATTCATTAGTTTTATACAAATCTACATTTCTGTTTACCATCGCAGGTGTTATGCCCGATGACGGTTTAAATGGAAGGTTTTGTCCAGATGTCATCCAAATAGCAGAATCATCATCATCTGGATCCTCTATTATGAACTCATTATATGGTTTGTCTTTTGGATTTGTGCCATTAGAAATAATAAGTATTGGGTTTCCCGTTTGACCCAATCCTTTTTTCCATTTTGGTTTTTGTGGGTATGTTCTTCTTTCATCTATGGTTGATCCAAATCGAATCGATTGCCCCCATCTACCTTCAAATATTATATCACCTGAATATGGTTGAATTGGGTAAACATCTAATCTTTCTGGAAAACCAGCATCTATTGTTTTTGTAACTTGTAATCTATTTACAACTTGATTGGTTAAACCATCACGGGCATTTTCTCTTGCAGTAGCATTTTTAGGTGTTTGTCCCGTATTGATTTGAGTTACACCAGGAATACCATTGTGATGAATAGAACTTTGTATAGATACAGGATTAGTGTAATAAAATTCTTGTCCGGTTCTATTTGCACTATTATATGCAGTAGGACCCTTCATCAATATTACAACCTCGCCTTCGATCGGTATATTTTTTATATTAGCATCTAATGCTCTTGCTTGAACGATGTTGTATGGAGATTGTGACCCATAAGCACCCATTAGCTTACAGGTTATAGAGTATAATTTTTCCTTGTCTCTACCATCAAAATCAACTCTTACTACTTCCGCGGAAACTATCTCGTATTCCGTCCCGTTCAACAATATTTTCTGTGGATCCAATGCCAATGTTATTATCCTCTTGTTCTTCTTGAATTTCCTGAATACCTTTTAATAAGGCTTCTTTTTCTTCATCAGTCAAGAACGAAGAGGCTTCTTCACCCTTATTACTCATAGCACGCTGTATAACCGCTGCCAATTTAACTAAATGCTCATCATTCTTAACTGACACTTCTATAAAATCTTTGATTGCTGGAACTAATATAGCAGCATCACTTATGTTATTCAACATAGGTTTCAAATCTGCTATTAAAAGGTTTATTTGACGGTCTTTTTTCTTCTGATTATCGTAAATATCTTTCAATAAATCAGAGAATTTTTTACTACCGAATATTTCATCATCAAAGTTCATGTCTATAAATATGTTTATTGTTAAAATACAGATATTATTAGTTTAATTTTCAATAATATCTTCTAATTGATACCAAGTTAAATTTTCTATATTATGACCATTTCTATAATGTTTGTATAGTTTTGAGTATATGAATTTAATCTTAGTTATTACATTAGTTATGTATTGTGAACTTATACCAGTTCTTTCTCTAATCAATATGTATATTGCCTTTTTATTGTAATTTTCTATGTTTTCTCTTGTCTTAAATAGATACAATATGGTATCTGCCACTTGTATATCTCTTTTCTTTGAAAATAATAATGGTAGATATTTTTCAACAACAACTACGAATAAGTCTATAAAATCCCTTCTCTCCTCAATCAAATCCATTCTAACTTTTTCATTTACAATATTTCTTTCCATATCTATTGCGTCAATATCTTGACTACGCTTGAAATGATAGTAGTTTTTATTATTTTCAGCAATCAGATAATTTTTAGCAACGATTGAAAAATAAGAGAATGCTTTACCATTTTCTTCTTTGTATTTATGAATTTTTTCGTGGAGAAAAGCAACAACTTCATGTTTAACATCTTCGTGTGAAACATCAAAATTGTAAAACTTAAATCTATGAATCATTATTTCTGCAAGTTTGTAGAATGCAGGATGAATTTTTTTAGTGTATATGATATTTCTTTGTATATCGTCATCACTTGTATTGTATTGAACAATAGCATCTTCTGTTTCTTGTGTAAAGTAAACATTAGGTTTTTTAGGACTTCGTTTCTGTTTCATAAATAATAGTCCTTTTCAAATGTTGCATCAAATTTTGGTCTTTCGAGAATACTCTTCTTTTCATCGTCTATTGGATTTTCACCAAAGTAAACTGCAATATCATTCATAATATCTTTCATTTCTTTGAAGAAATATCCTGTTTCATCGTCTGACTCAAATGAACCAATCCTATCTAATTGTCTTAAATATGATTGTTGTGACCGTACTCTATTTCTTAATTCGGTTAAAAACTTTTCATTTTCTAATAGTGTATCAATACTTTCTTGTGCCATTTGGTCCAACTGTTCAAACTTTCTTGTTAAATTAACATTAACAAAAATAGATACACCCAAACATATTGATAATAAAATTATTGTTAATACCATATCAACCTCTCTTGTGTTTTGGAGGAATTATTGCATCTATAACTCCAAGATTCAATGCATCTGTTGGTGTGATATAATAGTCTTTTATTGTAACATTTTTCCAAAACTCTATGTCTTTATTTGAATTTGACTTCAATATTTCTAAAAGTATTTCTTCCAATTTTTCCATGTGTTGAACATTCGCCTTCATGTCCGATGATTTACCGTAAATATCTGAACTAATTTCATGGAACATGATTGTTGAGAATTGAGAAGCTGCACGAATACCAGTTCCTGCACAAAGAATTAGAGCAGCAGCAGACATTGCTCTGCCTCTACAAATAGTATTTACCTTAACATCAAGACTTTGAATATAGTCAATAATACCAAGTGCTTCATATACAGAACCACCATCTGAATTTATGATAAGGTTAATTGAATCATTTTTATGTTCATCCTTTCTCATGTGTAGTATTGCACGAATACGAGTAATAATATCATACAAGGAACCATCCATTATCTCACCGAATAACAAAACGGAAGATGCTTGAACATCAATTCCATAATCCATCTGTGTAGTTGCTTCTTTCCATCTAACAGGAATATCACTTTCACTTTCTTTTGATTTATTGTTTACTACCTTTTCTTCGGTAACATCATCACCATCGTAAAATTCGTTCATATCGGAACTCCTTGTTAAAATATAATAATGGCATATTACAAAGATATACCTCGTCTATATCCCAAATCGGGTTTAGGTTGTTCTTCGTAAAATGCCCTTTGAATTTCTTCTTCATCAAATATAACATTTTCTTCCGTAACTGCCAAAGGTTTTTTTTCTTTTTTATTTTTTTGTTTTTTATTTATCGTAACTGCATCAGTTATTTGTGTTTCTACCGTTGATTTTATTTCTTGGGGTGGTATCGAAACTTCTATAACATCTTCCGTAATTTCTTCTTTTTTAGATGGTGGTGGAGAATTATCATCTTCTGGTGGAATTTGTTTTTCTAATTCCTTGTGTCTCAAATGATTTGCTGCAATAACCAAACTAACTGCAAGTGGATCAAATACTGAAACTAATACTAATATGAACCAGTTTACAATGATGTCCATAGGAGCACCTGTCAATCTACTCAAATAAAGTAATGGTCCTATTTCAGATGTAAATGTTGAATTTTCAAGAACTAATTTTTCTTGTTCTAATTTAGCAACACTATCAGATAAACCAATAGATTTTTGATTTAGTTCCGATATTTCTTTGTTTAATGTTTGAGTTGAATTGTCAACAGATTGGATATTTTTTTGTAGACCCTTTGTACCCTTCTTCTGTGTTAATTGATTATTCAGAGAATTTTCTTGTGATAATCTTAATTGATCATAAGATGATATTCTCTCTCCCTTTTGTTTTACAAGAGTATCTATTTGTGATTTTTGTTCAAGGAAGATTTCTTTCTTTTTATCAATCAACGCAATCTTATTTTGTGTTTCGTATATTTCTTTTGCAGTTTCTTGATATGAATTGGTAAGATACCCATAAACACCAACCGATGTTAATATCATAAGAATAACAGCGGAAGACATGAGATATACTTTGAAAGCAGTTTTGAGAGTTTTGTAGTGGTCATGTAGGAATGTGATAACCACTAATTTTGAAAATTCTAACATTCCGGCCATCCCCACGATTGACCAAGAACCACCAGAAAATAATTTAGATATACCGTAAACAGAGTAGTAACCTGAAAATACTGC